TATTTGGTTGATTTAAGGTTACTGGTTCATATCCCTGATCAATAAATGGTACTTCCCCACCACCAGCACTTGTTCCTGAAACTGTTCTAACTTGTCCTGAAATTGTTGTGCTATCACTTGGTGTTAAAACACTAAATGATGGTATGACTGTGTTAAATTGATAGTTTTGAGAGGCAAAGATGTCACTTCCACCAACATTTTGTTCTTTTGTGAAACTAACTTGACTATCACCATTTACTAGACCACCTCGATTAATTTCAAGATAATATGAATCAATATCTCTAGCATTACTCAAAGCAGTGGTATTTGGCATATTATGATCATTATTAATTCTTGATAGATCAAAACCATTTAATTCATATTTACGAGTAATATCGTTGACATTATGTGTTCTTACAATGGTTCCATCAACACCTCTTGTTCCAATACCTAATTGATTTGTTAAAACACTATTATAGAAAATAATTTCATTGTTTATCTTAATAAATCCTTGTGAAGTAGATATTCCATTAAATGTTGCATATGCTGTTGTATTTGCAACTGATATGACTTGAGCATCAACATCTAAGAAATCAGTAAGTAAAACTGATTCTGTATCAGGTTCAATATTTGCAAGAGTGACTACGTTAGTATCAGCCTGCATACCATGATTATATTGCTGAACTTCAATTACGTTTCCTGCATACTTATCATCATAAATTGCTGATGATGTGATAGTTGTACTACCATATGAAGTTGCAGTGCTTCCTTCATAAACAACAAGTGCTTGTCCTGAAGTAAATTCTTCACCCTGAACATTGTTTAAGTATAGAGTACTTCTTCCACTCAATGCTGTGACTGTAATAGATGCACCAGAACCTTTAATTACATTACTTGTTGTGATGCCTAATTGATCTCCCACAACGTATCCAGAACCACCTGTGTTGCTTGTTAAACTAATTGATGATACTTGCCCTGAACTATTTGTAGCAACAGTTGCAGTCGCACCTGTGCCTCTTCCAGTAATTGCAAATAATGGAACATTATTATAAGTTTGACTTGCATCAAAACCTACACCACTATTTGTTACTGCAAAGGTGTTTATTGGTCCTCCAACTTGTTCAATATATCCTTGAATTGCAGTTGCTGATGTTGAATCACTTACCTGAACACCTAATCCCAATTTTGCAATAGTACTTGCATGAGTTGTAGTTGTAATACCAACTTTTAATTTTCTTGGTAAAGTTCTAATTGCATTTGGAAGTAATCTTTCAATAATGCTACTATTTTTCTCTAATTTTGGATTATAGAAGAATGCAGTTCCTGGTGTAGTTGAGAATTGTGCCTTACGTAATTTGAATTTAAGATCTTCAAACTGGCTAGGTGTCCAGATAGTACCATTCTGCGATTTGAATAAACTACCACCAACATACTGACGAGTTACAACAACAGATTCAGCATCAGGTAAACTCTGTGTATTGACTGTTCTTTCACCCATCTGGGCAATCCATGCTTCATAATTATTAGTTGTTGGAGCAAGAAGAACTACACAATATTCTCTATCAGGTTCAAGATAAACAGGAGATGGGAATTTTACTCTTGTGGGTATTTCTGCGTTATTTGATACGTTAATTTGATTTGGATTAACAACAACACGAGCATAATCCTGAACGAGTGTGTTTGTTGGAAGACCCAACTCCATTGTTCTTAATTCAACTGTTAATTTTTCGTTAGGATCTTTATTACCAAAGAATAAATCAACAGCAGTTACAAATGCACCACTTTCATCTGTTGTAAATGACTGAGCAAGAGGGTCACATCTACGTCTTCTTCTTATTATTACTAAGGTATTTGTAAAGGTATCTACTATACCTTCTGCCTGATAAGTGGTTTCTCCTGAACTAATCAATAAACTGCCAGGTAGAGGTTCCGCATTTACTGAACTAGAAGTCAACTTAAATGTACTGATTCCTGTTCTAAATCTTAATGGTGGTGGTGGAGTTGTTAATGGATCTCTAAAGAAGAATGATCCATAAAGATCACCAAATGTGTCTGCAACTAATCTTACATCTGTTACAGATGCTTGTGCACCACTACTCTGACCTAATAAAGTAACATCACTTGTTGGAATATATCCAAAGAATCTTCCTTGTGCTTCATCTGCCAACGATAAAACGTCAATATTCAAAACACTTGTTGATGCGGAATATACAGAACCAAGTGATACTGATGTATTAAATGGATTTGCATTAAATGTTTCAGAAGGAGAATTTATATCTCCTAACTTATGATCTTGTTGAGCAATTCTGAATATTGCAACACGAGCACCTGTTGAATCATATGCTTCTACTGTTTCACCTTTTTGAAATATTCCATTTGTCATAGAAATTTCAAGTAATTTTGGAACAAGATCAATACCACTAACACTATCAAAGAATGGATAGAATCTAGCAACTGGTCTTAATCCATTTGCTGTAAAAGCAACGTTTCTAGATCTTATATGAGTATCGGGTTCTGAATTAGTTAATACTCTATCAATGAATCTTCGATTGCGATTTCCTTGTGTTCTTCTTACAGTACCACCATCAACTTCTACATTTCTAACCCAACTATCAGCAAATGGTTTTAATTCAATATTACCAACAAATTCAACCATATTGAATGGGTTGACATTCTCTACTCTAGATGCTAATGGTTGATTTATCCAATCTACTTCTTCATAATTTAAAGTGATTAAATCACCTGTTTTCTTAACATTAGTATCTAATAATTCAAGATCCTGTGAGAAATCAGCAGTATCAACATTAGTTGTTAGATCCAAAGCTAATTCTGGTTTCATAGACCAGAAATCTAATGGAACATTTAATTCTCTATCATCAGAATTGACAGTAATTTTACAATCTGGATCATTAGTGTCTAAAAGATCTATATTTTTGAAATCATCAACAAAAAATCCAGTTTTAAATCTTGATAATCCATCAAAATCTTGAACCTGTAGAGTTTTTGTATCAAGTTCTAATAAACTTAAAGAAGTAATTTCTTCTAAAGTATCAATTCTATCTTCAAGTCTACCAATGTCTTTCATTGTATATCTAACATTATCAGTAACCCGTACAATTGCATCATCAGGGTTATAAAGATAAGCAGGTAATTGTATTGTTGCAATCTCCATTGCATTTTCAGATATTGCAGGAGTTACTGGATCAGTTGACGATGTTCCTTGAATTACTGATAGATTTCCTAAAATATCTAAAACGACTCTATCGTTTCTAGGTAAGTAGAAATTATATCCAATAATTGAACTTTCATTTGGTGTTACAATAAATGATGGATTAAAAGTATTTGCAAAATTTCTATTTTTAAAAGCAAATGGTGATTCTGAACCACTATAAGTATCAACTCTTGGTCTAAAATCAATAGTATCAGTTGATCTTAAATTATTTTTCAATAAAGGAACATCATGTGAGAATCTTTCCTCATCATATGAAGCAACTGTATAAAAATCTCCACTATCATTACCAGGTACTTGATACTTATCAAAAACAATTAAAACCTTTCTAGTTGCAGGTGGGAAATTGACCCTTCTTACAATTCGAGAATAATCGTAGAATTGTTCTCTTTGACCTTTATCAAGTTCAAATCTATTTGTAATATTTAAATAATTTCCAACAGTTATAACCTGCAATGTTGTAGATATATTTGATTCATCAAAATTGCAAACTTCACCAATTGTGAATTTAGATGGTGTTAAATATGCTATCTCAACCTCTGTTGCAGATATTAAACCTGTTATCTGTGCAACAGCATCACTACTATCACCAGTTATTCTTTCACCAACTATTGCTGTTGTATTTAAATTTAAACCACTAGGGAAAATTAATCTATCAAGTGTTGGTGAATTTGAATTTATTGATTCAAAAACTCCTATAATTTTTGCTACATCAGGTACGTTCAAAGATATTTCTCTATCTTCTACTCTTAATCCATAACCAGTTGCCTTATCCATCCCTGTAAGAGTTGTATTAATTCCAACAGCGGTTTTAAGAATTTCTATTTTTTCACTTCTTATATAATTTTTTACCTTACTCTTCAATGATTGTTTTTTAAGTGTAGCACTTACAACAACATTTGATTGACTGGCTGTTAATCCATTAATAGTAACAGTCTGACCGTCCGAACCTAAAACAAATTGATCTGCTGTTAAATCTTCAATTGTTCCATTTGAATAATGAACTGAATACCTTTCAGCATCAAATCCTTCATAAAATGCACTTGAAATACCACTAGCAGCAAGATCAAATGTTAGTACACCAGATCCATCAGTAGTTTCACCAGTTATGTTTTTACCAACTATTAAATTAGAAGTTGATAAATCTATATCTGATACATTTTTATTTCCTAATTCAGCATATAATCCCTTATTTTCATTTAGATTTATGTTAGGAACACCAAATGCGAAAGTTGTAGTTGTTAGTGTGGTTGGAACTGCACCATTACATACACCTGCTATACTAGCTACAGATCCTACAGTTATTGAAAGTCCGTCCGTAGATACACTTGTAACTCTATTAAATCTTTCTGTTGCCTCATCTGGTAATTGATACCTTATAATTGTATCTGTTTTAATACCAGTAAAACTTCTACCAGCACATGTAGCAACACCAGTTACACCAATATTTAATTTATCTACAATACTAAAACCAGTTGGTATTCTGCTTTGTAGAACTGTATCTGCAACAAAATCAGATGCATATCCAGATACAGAAGATGCATCTTGATAAACTGATTTAACATCTTGTATTCCAAAAGTTCTAACTGTTTGAATAGATCTTGATATTTCTGGATCTTCATTGATAATTATCTGCTCACCCTGTACGAATACACCAGTAACTTGAGTTAATTTAACAACCGTGCTACCACCACCTGCAGCTGTCGCATATCCAGTTGCACCACTACTTAATCCTCTTACAAATGAAGTGTCGGGAAGTTGTGCATTACTAACTGATGCATTAAGTACTAAACGAGTAAATGTTTGTAAATCAAATAAATGTAAATCCCATTCAGTTGTATCTCCAGAATAAGATGCATTAGATACAGCAAATGAATAAACTCTTGCTTGACCTACTAATTCACCTGTTCCAGCAGTATTTGAACCAGTTCTTTGATTGTATAACTCAACAAATTTAGTGTCATAATTGATATTGCAAGCAGGAACACCAAAAGCATTATTAACTCTTAAAATAGTTCCCATTTGATATGGAACTAATGAGGATCCTACTGTTTGCTTATCTCTTGGTTTGTTTACATCTATGATTGATGTTCCACCCAAATCAATATCATAACCCTTTACATATGCTTTTCCAGGTGATACTTTAACACACATTAAATCATCGTCTGGAATATTTTGTTGATCTGTTACTTCATTTGATCTAAAAATACCTTCATTAGATATACCATCATTCAATGAATTAAAGACTTTAACATCAAACTGATCAACAGAATAGTTTCCAGATTCATCAAATGTTCTTTCAGCAAAATAATCTCTTATGAGTGAATAATCTGATTTTTTAACAATTTTTTTAATTTCACCATCATCTACTCTTAAAAGTTCAATAAAGTTTGTATCATTAAAGTCAGATAAACTTTTCTTTCCTAATGTTGTAGTTATTTTTAATCTATCTGCGCCTGGTGCAGCAAAGTTTGAAAATCCTCTTGCATTATCATAAAGAGAATCATCGTTTTTAGCAGTAATTACCTGTTCATCAATATTTAAACCAACTCTGTATGATGGTGTATTAGAATAGGGGTCTAAAACAATTTTATCAGTTGATACGTCTACAAAAGTCCCTCTAATAAAATATGTTCCAGAAGATATTCCTACTGCAGATCCTATCGCAGAAGCATTAGTATCAACTAATGTAAGAACTGTTTCTCCCTCATTAATTGCAGTATTACCATAAACAAACGATTCTTGAACTATTAATCTTTCACCATCTTCTAAATTTGATATTTCATTATTATTTCCAGATTCTAAGTACTGAACATATATTGTTAAATCATCCAGTCCTGCATTAGTACCACCTAATTCGTAACTATCAATAGTTAAAATAATACCAGAAGTTTGACCTTTTAATCTTAATCCTATTAACTGATCCAAATATAATGTAACTGGAATACCTAAGTGATCGTCTAATATCCTTACTGAATGGTATTGAGAGTCATAGTTAATATTACCAGGTATCACCATAGACCCATCTTTAAAGATGTGACTACCAAATGATTCAATTTGATTTTGTAAGGAAGATTGTAGAGTTGTTAATTCTCTTGCTTGAACAGGAAATCCTGGTTTAAATAGGACTCTGTAAAATTTGTCTTCCTTATTAAAATCATCATAATAAGGACTTATATTTAAATTCGTTTTTTGTGGCATTTTTTAAAATTCCAAGATGATTTTAATGTCTTCCTTCTGTCTAGCGTTTCTAGTCACCAGTGGTCGGTTGTCTAAGTAAATTATTTCACCCGACTTTTTATTTATCTCAGGAGATGCAAGACCATTTGTGAAGTTGACTCCTAATGATATAACTTTATTACCAGTTGGATTAGTGCTTATTCCAGTAAAGTTTTGATCTACAGTAGCATTAAATCCACTTGTGGGTGCAATTATACTCTCTGCTGATGATTCAAACTGTAAAACTTTAGATCCAGTTGTAATTCCAACATAATCAGTTTGATCTGAAGTAGTTTGATTAAAGAATAATGATCTATCCTGATAAAATTTAATTACATTTGTATCAGTATCATAAGAAACAATGTATCCCTCTGCTGTTCCACCAGTAACTGTTTGTTTAATTTTTTCTCCTATAGTAGGAGTTCCAGTTGGAGAAACAATTTTTATTGCATTAACTGATGAAAAATCATTTGCAGTAAAAACAGATGTAGATCCAATAGATGTTGGATTTTTGATTATACTAATTTGAGCAAATTTAGTATCTGTTGGAAAATCTTTTGTTGAATCATCAAATCTTGCATAAACTAATATTTTATCAGTTCCCAATTCGTTATATAAATCAAAACCATGTCCTCTTGATGGTGGAATAATAGGTATTAATTTAGCAAAATTACCAACAGATACACCTGAATTACCAAGTGGACCTAAATCAACCATTCCATATGTGTACCCCTGACCACCAGAAGAAACTGCTGTTTTTATTATTTTACCATTACTATCAGTGTCAATAATAACTTTACCACCTGTTCCATCTCCAACGATATCAACCTCTCTACCAACAATATTTTGGGAATATCCAAAACCTGGTTTATCAATATAAACTTTTTTAATCTGGTTATTATTAATAGTGGAATCACCATTTTCTCTAACAGATTGTATTTGAGTTTCAGATGAGGATGACCAATTACTAGGAACTGAAATATATTCCGTAGAATCAAATTTTATAATATCACTTGGAGGAACAGTAAATAGATATTTCCAAATATATCCATCACCACTCTCACCTGCTCTTGATGGTTCTAAATCTGTAAATAAAGGTTCATCTTGTGATGCATTTCCAGTTGAACTAATACCAGAAGAACCATTATCAATACAAACATATACATCAAAATTTTTGTTTATTACATAATAACTTGAATCATATAGTCTTGTTGAGTTTGTAATTGGTGAAGGATTTGTGACACTATAGTCATGACGATAGATTTCATATCTTGTTCCTTGAGTCCAATTTCTTCTTGTTATTAACCTTCTTATATTTGCACTAGTAACCTTCTTACCAAATATTGTCGTATCACCAGAATGATCTATGTAATTAAAATTATCTGTTGGATTAGGTGTATCAGTATTCCACGTTGTGGTTCTACCAAAACCAACTGCAAGTGTTGGATTAGCTAAACCTAATGTAATATAATAAGAATTTGCAGAGTCATCCACTGTCTCTACAAAATTATTTGCATTTAGAATTCTAAATTGATCTGTTACAATTGCAGCCATATCATTAGCTTTTTTCTATATTTATACTACCCAAGATCCTTTCTTAATGAACCATTGTCCCTAAGACCAAAATCTCTTCTCTGAATGGATGGGTAAGTCGTTAATCCAGAGTCTATTGTTAATCCAGTCACTCCTATTGATACGGGATTTGAACCTCTAGTAAATCCAGAGAATCTTCCCCAAGAGAAACCACCGATTGTTGAACCAGAAGTCTCTATACCAGTAGTATTAACACCAGTCATTATATTACATGTAATAATACCAACACCAGAGTTAAAGGCATTTATAAAGTAGATATTATCAACACATGTGGTTCCAGTTGCAACAACAGTGGAATTATCACTCACAACTGAGGTAACACCATGTCCAACTTGTGTTCCAAATATGTATATAGGATATCCAACTTTTAGATCTGTAACAACTGAATTTGGATTATTTGTTAAATCAGCACTTATATTAAATTTAAGTGCTGTTGGATGTCCTATTCCACCAGTGACACCTATACCTGTGATTGCACCATCAAATCCCTGAACGGTGGTAATTGTATCAATCTCTTCTTTTACTGCGTTTGGAAGTGGTGCCAAAACTTGAGGAACAGCAAGATGTGTATATCCAAATCCTGGATTTGTTATTGTAGTTCCTGTTATTACTCCATTAGTAATAGATGCGGTTGCAGTTGCAGTAGTTCCAATACCAACCCCTATTGCATGAGGAGCTGAAATTGAAATTGAAGTTGTAGATCCAACATAACCACTACCACCATTTGTAATAGCAAGTGATGATATTGTACCAGCAACCGAAACCACAGCAGTAAATCCAGCAGCAACAGGATTTGTTGATCCAACTATTAATCCACCAACACTACCAATTACTAAACTTGAAAAATCTTCTTCATAATTGAAGAATTTTGCATTATCAACAAATAATTCATTGTCAGTAGTTGCTACATCATCAATTATTTTAGCAGTTGGATATACTTGAGATTCAATAGAGTCTCTAGATTTAGATACTATTTCACCATTTACTTTTTTATCTGTCTTCTGCTTTATCCAATTAAATGGTTTATATGTTGTTTCATTTACTCCCAATCCAGTATAAAGGTTAGTTTCAACTTCATCAGATGCCAAAATATTAAATATGGTTCTTGGATCTTGAGATGTTGTTACTCCAATTTTATTTAATTGAACGACATCACCAGTTTTTATAGTAGGTGCTATTGATGCTCCTGCAGAAACTTGAATTGAATCAACACCAGTTGTTCCTTTGTAGAAGAATATATCAATAATATCGTTAGGATCAGGTGCCTGTACAAACTCAAATGATGAACCACCATCAAATGTATATGATTTACCTGGTTCTTGTATTACTCCATTTATGAATATGAGTAGTAAAGCATCAAGGTCAATAAGTGATGAATCTGGATTATCTGGATCTACTTCAAAACTCAATAAACTTGCATTGTATACGATTGGGAATCTAACTCTCTGACCATCTTGTAAATCTTTTATGGAATCAATAAAATCAAATTCTCCAAAGTTCCATGATGAGTATTGATCATTAAATACTTCAGTGACTGTTAATTCAAAATCATTTATTAATGATGAAGTATTTAAGAATCTATCAGTAACTAATCCGACTGGTTTAAATACATCACCTAGTTTGAAGTTATATCCATTATTATTCAATTTAAAGTTAACAACTTCATATGATGTAGAACCTATACCAACTGATGTATTAGCAGCTCCCACTTCAATATCTACAGTAACACCTGTTCCAGTGTCTGTTGTTGAACCTATTCCTCTTCTAGAAACCCCAACAATTGGTAAATTTTCATAAGATGGTGCAGAAACTTGTATTTGTGGTTGTGTATAACCAGTACCTGCGTTATTAATATTAAATTTAAGAGCACCACCTGTTCCTGTATTTGTAATACCAACATTCACAGTAAATGTATTGGTTGTTTTTGAAGTAATTGCTAGAGTTGCATTATGTGCTGGATCTCCACCTGCTGAACTTGGAGTAGGACCAGAACGAGGATATGAATGATCTGTTGAGAAATTATCCTGTGCACATCTGAATACAAATGAATTTGTTGCAAGACCAACTGTATCACTTGTAGTCAAACCATGAGATGCTTTTGTAATTACTAAATCTCCTGTTGCTGGATCGTATGTAGCACCTGTAGGAGTAAGAGGAGAACCGCCAGTCACTGTAACTGCATTAGTTGATGCACTTACAAATACATGAGTATTAGATACAACTTCTGCTGTAATATCTGCACTTGCACCATTTCCTGATAAATCAGTAACTGCAACAGAAACTGGATTACGATATCCTGATCCAAATGTTAAATCAGCAAGATATTCAAATACAGTTCCATTTCCAACATAAGCACGAGATTGTGACTCAACACCAATATCAGTTGTGAAGGTTGTTGCTGATAATATACCAGTTACACTAAAATCTCTATCATTTGGAATAGTTAAAGATGGATTAAATGTCATTCCATCTAATCTCACAAATTCATTAATATTTCTAAATCCGTGATTACTTGAAGTAGTAATTTCAAGTTGACCTGTTAAATGATTAAATGATGCTGTACTAATACCAAATGAACTACCAGTTGTTGAAAGACCAACAATTCCAACAATCGCACCACTTCCATTTGTAGTTGCTTTAACTTTTGCTGGTGCTAAGTTTGCAACACCTAATCCACCAGTTGAACCTAGTGATACAATAACACCACCTCTTGGTAGTTGATTCTGGTTTACATCTGTATCACTAACAATTTTCTGTCCATTAGATGATGTTATTCCAGTAAATATAACATTACTTGCTCCACCAGACTCTGCAAATTCATAATTATTTCCTAAGTTATTAAAGGTAGATGGTGTTTGGAATATTCCATTTAAGAGTAATATACTACTTCCTGTTTGAATACCAGATGTACTTGCACCTCCAACTCTTAATGGATGTGTTGCAGCTATTCCAGTAAATCCACCAGAAATATCATCAAATATGGTATTTTTACTATAATCCTGTCTTAGATATACTCTTCCATTAAATGTTGATCTAACAGGATTTAAGTTTGCTTGTGTCTTCTGTGCAGCGTTTGCATCTCCTTTAGGAGCATCAGTTAAGTGAAGTGTACTATCAACAATATTATATCCACCAGAGAATAATCTAGTTGTTGCACCTGAATTATGATTTGTAGCAGCAGATCCTATTGCTCCTCTTTCTACAACTAAAACATTTACAGATCCAGTGTTACTTATCGGACCAACTGATGTAGTTCCTAAACCAACATTGATTATCTTCATAAATTCATCATTTACTTTAACAATATCATTTGATTGTATTGAAGAAATACCAGTTACACTGAACGTTGTTTGAGTATTTGTAATATTATATTCAAGATCTGTAGTTATTGGTGTAAATGCTATAGGTGACTGTATTACACCATCAATTGATATTAATGCTTTCTCATTTTTCTTGAACATCTCAAATTCATGTGCATTACCAGATCCTGTTCCAGTAAATGTGACTGAAATATCTGCTAATGCATCAGGACGAGATTTTGATATCTTAAATGTATCTTTTGTTAATCTAATAGCATATACTTCAGAACCTAAAGTTCCTCCAGCAGTTGTAATTCCACTTACAGATATTCCTTCAAATGTTGATCCTGGTACGTATATTAACCTTTCACCAGTTTCAAAGAAATGATCTTTGATTGTAAATATACCAGTTGATGTATCTAAGGTTGAATTATCCGCTGGATTAAATTGTTTTTGGAATATCGGTGTAGAATCATTCTGAAGTACAAAACTTGTTTTATTAGATCTAGAACCGTTTAACGCATCATATTGAGCAACTGATAATGATTCAGTAACTGTTCCATATTGTAAATCTGGTGGTATATTTAATAAATCACTTTCGGTATAGAATGCTTCTGTAAACGTTTGTACTTGTACACTATTAGTTCCACCAGTGTAAAGAGGATCAGGATGGAAATTGAGATTTAAATCATTACCAACAAGTGTTGATGAGAATGTTCCAATACCTGAAGTACTACCTATTGATAAAAATGGATATTGTATAATATGTGAATCACTAGAATCATGAGAAACTAAAACTTGATGAAGGGCACTTGTTGAACCACTTGATACTCTTACAAATCCTTTTAAAGTAGAAATTTGGTTCTCTAAGAATGTTGCAATTGTAGATGCGGTTGATACGTTTGTGAAATTAGATTCAAATTTATTTGTTTTTTCAGTTCCATCAAGTTGACCTGATAATTTAAATCTATATGTTCCAATACCTGCAGCTGTTGTTCCAATGCCAATTATTCTGGATCTAACTAAAACCTCATTTGGTTGATCATTTTCAAAGTTTAATGATAAAATATTTGAATTAATTTCTGATGTAAATGTTCCAATAAAGTTAGATACTGCACCTATTTCACTGTCTGCATAGAATTCTGATATGTAAGAAGATGATCCATCATGAGTCAAATATAAATCAACAAAATTAACCTCATCTGTAGCAAGATCATTTATTTCTACTGTTGCAAAAAATGCATCTGTATTATTGATATTAGTTGTTATTATTGTAGATGTAGTTGCAGTTGCTACTGTAGTGTTTATACCAGATAAATTTACAAATCCTATTGATTGTGTTCCAATACCAGTTAAATTTGTATTAAATGATGTTTTAAGTATTTTAAGATCATAATCATTATTTTCTGGATCATCTGGTGTGAATTTTAAACTTACATTACTAGAAGTATCCATTTCTCCGATAATGGCACCTAGTTCCGATGGAGTTGTATGAATTTTTGCTCTTTCAGCAGTAAATATGTGAGAACTATCTTTGAATAGAATAATATCTGATATTTGAGTATTTCCTGTATTTGGATCTCTAATTTGTATTAAAAATGTTGCATATCTTGTATTGATTGATAAATCTAAGAATTGTGTTAGGGTAGTATTAGTATTCTTAAATAAAGCTGCAATATCATCTACTTCTAAAACACGATTTGTTTTACACTCAATATATGGAGATAATTTTGTATTTTTTAATTTGAGGAATTTTGATTTACCATCAACAGCATCAATATCTAAAGCAAAATCAAAATTATTAATTGTGTCAACTCTTTTTTGTTCGATGAAATCTAACGCAAGTACATCTGCAAAACTTGAAGTTGTAATACCTGCACTAGTTGTTGATGTTAATCCTACATCTGCAAAATTCTTAAGTCCAGTGGTATGTAATAATCGGTTTACAGAACTAACTAAAGTTTCATAAGTTACTGAACTCTTTACACTATAAGATAAATTTTGATAGTAATCATTATCTGGTATTACTTGATAATCTTGACTCAATTTACCAATATTATCATTCCAACCCTTATTTTGTCTTAATGAATAACTTATATCAAATCTTCCAGAATTTTTTGATATAGTATTGATTGTTGCTATGTTACCAGAAACAAAACCTTTAATAAGTTGACCTGCAACTAAGTCAAATGCACCAGGTGTTTCCTCTACTACCTTTATAAACTCATTGGTTGATACTGATACTTTTAAATCTACAGGAATGTATGAGGTTCCTACGAATGCTAATAACTTCTCACCAACACTAAATTTAGAAATTCCTTGAGTAACTTTGAATTGTGGATAATCGTTCCTACTTATTAAAGATCCATAAGAATTTTGAATAGTTTTTGCAATACCAGCATTTGAAGTAAATTTGGATATATCAAATGAAACAGTGGCAGGATTTGTATTATTTACTGCTGTTATTTTAAAGAACTTAAATCCATTATCAGCAGAGTTAAATCCTGTTCCAGTATCACCAAATTTCTGGAGACCTTCTACATATATTTCTTCATTTACTGCGAAAGGAGGATTAGAAAAACCTAGCACTGGTGTTACAAGTGTACAGGTTACAATACCTACTGCTGCATCATAAACTAATTTACTTACAGTTGAACCATTATCATTGTTTATTGCAAATATTTCATGTGTTATTGACTGTAATCCTTTTGGTGGAACTACAATTCTCACACCACTTAATGAATTACTTGCTAGATTTGCACCAATAATTGCACCTGATTCATCTTCTACTCCAGTTATTGGATTTATTATCTTTAATTGGGGTATTGTAGTATAATTTTTACCACCATCAATGATTTCAATATTTGTAATAGTATCAGAATTAATTACTGATACAACTGGAGAAACAAATGCCTCTGGTTTAAGTGTTGGGTCGGATGAATATTCAAAACCTGGATTTAATATTCTAATATCATCTACTCTATTAATATTTGTTGAATCTGGTAATAAAGTAGCATTAGTTCCTTGTGTAGATGCTACACTTACGAAAGATGGTAAACTATCATACCCTACACCACCAAAATCAATATTTACTCTATCAATAGGACCTTTTGCTCTTGGTGATTTTGTAGAATATTTAAATACACTAGTATCTGCTGATGTATAAGATAAATTTTCAGGAACTTTTGGTATTGATATACTGAAACTTGTATAAGATGCACCTACAACAGGTGGGACATTAAATATTGAGTATTCGCCATCATAATCACTATCTAAGTAATGAATCTTATTATAGTTTACAACATCTGTATCAGAAGTGCTAATAAAACCTGATTTTTTAATATTATAGTATAAGTTTAAAGGATTATCTGAATTATAATTAAGTGCAACTGTTGCAGTTGATGTAACACCCACTGTTCCAACACCTATCACTTGTAAATTGTTTGTATTTCCTACTGAAACAAATTGATTTTTATAGTCTACATCATGGTAAATATTAAGTTCATATCCTAGTAAAGATGAATGACCTACACCAAATACTAAGTTGTTGTCTCTCAAAACTGATATTGGAGGATTTACTAAAGAAAATTCATGCTTACTTCCTGTAACACCACCAGTCGAACTTAACTCAATAATATTAGCTGGATTACTTGTAACATCATTATAAGTTTCTCCTAATTTAAAATTATTATCATCAACTTTGAAGACATAATAAGATTCTTGGTTTGTTAAACCCTCTGTTACAGAAGTTGAGATATATTGAACCTTATCACCAGTATTTAAATTATGAGTAGTAGAATTAAAGTTATTAGTTGAAGTTGTGACTCCGCTAGATGCAATGGTGAATGGATTAACTAATAAATTATGTGTATCTGAATCAAATCTAAGATCTATTTTAGTTGATGTTCCTATTCCAACTGATTGATTAGGATTAACCGATAATTTTACCACATCAGAATCAACTAAACCATGTGCAGTTGAAACTGAAACTACAGCATCAATTCTTTGTAAAGTTCCAGTTATCTGATCAAAATTACTTTCAAAGAAATACTCAAAACTACTTGAACCAACAGTTGTATCACCTACAAAAGATAATCCATCAGAAGTTGTTGTTAAACCTACTTGAGTTACAATACCAATATAATCTTTAGATTTTCTAATTACAAATACATCTTGATTATTTCCTGATTCTGGTATATTAAATGTAGTTACTCCATCATCCTTAGAAACTGTCAATGCATACCCTACACTTGGTTTTGTTAATGTAACTTTCTGATTTGTTTTAAAAGAATGATTTGGTAATCTTATACTACGGGTTGGAGTTGAAACAACACTTATTAAATCACCTAATGTTGATGTTGCAGTTGATCCTAATCCAACAACTGTACCCACACCAACAGATTCATGTGGATTAAAGTATACTTTATCGTTTATAGTTGAATCAAATACTTTTGTTCTGAGAGGAATATTAAAGAAACTTGGTATAAGAGAAATTGGTGTTGAAACAGTATGAACACCACTTGATACTCCTCTCTTAACTCTTATTACATTGTTTTGATTAAATGTATTCAAAACAGATAATACCTCAGTCCCAATACCTATAGTACTGCCAACAGAAATATGTTCTGGTATATTTGTGACATATATGTCAGTTACGATACCTGTAGTTGCAACATTTGGAACTTCTTGATATATAATTGTCTGTGCGGTGTTAATACCAATTTTATGTGATCCTACCAGTCCTTTAATTGCTGTTGTACTTAAACCAGATATAACAACATTATCATGAGCATTCAAACTTGGAGCAGTTCCAATATACGCTGCTACATGTGTTGGATCTCTCCAAACAAAAACTGCATCAAAAGTATCAACAGTAGTGTTAATTGACTCAATTTTTTTACCAAGCACACTATTAACAGATACACTTAGTCCACCACCATTGGTATTTGTATTATCAAATATTGCAGAATCACCAACCTCATAATCATCTCCATCATTGATAATTTGGATTGAATCTATTGAACCAGATGTGGTTGATTCAACAATTGATGATTGTGATGTGATTTCATTAGATTCAACTATAAAATCATTATCAGCAAATGGATCAGAAACTTTATATGGATAACTATTTCTTATTAAATTAGAATTATCAAAATCAAATGTTGACTGATTTATATTAAAGTTCTCGGTTGATGGATCGGTTCTGTAAGTATCTCCAATAAAATATGGGAAAACTGGTAATTGTGAGTTAGAGTTAATACCCACAAAATACGCATATATTCCATTTGGATATTCTGGAGTTCTTCCATATCTACCATTATGCTGATCTAAATCACCAGCATTGGTAAAACTATAATCTTCAACAAAAAATCCATTACTAAATTGATTTGGTCTATTAACAACATTATTTGGATTTAAAATATATCCAGAAGTTAATATCTTAACATCTGAGTTTTCATCTTGTGAATCACTGTAACCATATGGTCCGTATATTGGATTTCCATCATATGCCCATCCAATTATTGGTGAATGGCCGTTGCCAGTATCACCAAAAGTATTATTTCCAATTTGAGTAGAATAACCAACAATTGAATATTGTAGTTTATTATTTGTTTCTATTAATGCTTCATTTCCATATCTTGCAAATGTATTTACTGTTAATCCTCTTATACTTGCTTCAAGTTTACAACCAGAACCTGGTGGAATGACTTTAATATCAATTTTATCCTGTTGATATTGTAATCCACCTTCTTGTATAATTACTTCTTCAATTTTTCCATCTCTTACAACTGCCCTTAGTTTTGCACCAAGTCCAGTTCCTATTCCTACAACCTCTAAATCAGGTGCAGAAGAGTATTCTCTACCCTTTGCTTGTATTTCTACAAAAGTAACTTTTCCGTCTGTTACAATCGGTTTTAACTCTGCATCTTTACCAGTTTTAACTGTTACTGATATTGATTTTTCTAGATTTAATATATCAGATCCATAACCAGTTCCTTTATCATATAGTAAAATATCTTTTATAGACCCTCTAACAACTGGTGTTGCTGTTATTACTCCAACATTAGTATTTGCTAATTCATATTTTAAATTTAATTTAATATCTGGATATTTGAATACTTGAAAACCTGTTCCTTGATTTGAAAACTTGATAAAATCATTTCTTTCAAATTCTGATGTTATAGTTCCACCAAGACCAGCATTTGCAAGTCTAAAGGAATTGCTATTTAATTTTAATACTTGATAAAAGTTTGAAGTTGTAGTGATACCAGTGGATGTTGTCAATCCAGTAATTGTAGTTGGTAATGTTGATCCTATACCAACAGCAGTAGAATAAACTATCTTATCACCATTATTAAATCCATGATTATCAAAATGGATAACATTTGTTATAGTATTAATACCAACTGGTTTAACAAAAACTTGCCTATTCTCATATCCACTTCCACCATCTAATACACGAATATCTTTTAAAGTTTTTTCATTAGAGAATAATTTGAACTTATGCACACCAATTTTATTGGTTGTTGTAAATCCAACTGTGTTTATACCTGCGTTATAGTCCTCTAATGTTTGGAATAATTTTATTGTTCTTGGATTTACAACTAATGGGTAATAAGTTGCTGTGTTTACAAGTGTCGTAGTACCAACACCAACAACAGATGTTCCTGCATCATTTCCAACAGTTCCAATACCTAGTGGTGGATTATTGTTACGGTCATATATTAATGTCTGACCACTAACAATATTATGAGAATCTTGGAATGTTATTGTTTCATCTACATTATCAACTCCACCTGATTCTGATAATAATCTAGCATCAAAACTGATTTCTCTTTTTCTTTCTGCTAATACTGGTTCCAATATAGAACCAGTACCATTACCACCTTCAATTGTTGCTGATAATACTCTATGAATACCAAAATTTTGTGGATCAACTTGAATTTTAGTTATACTACCATCAATTACAGGTCTAATCAAAGCAGTTGTATTTCCAATACCTGGACTTGACAATGTTATTTCAGGTGGATTTATTGTATCATAATTAGATCCACCATTTAAGAGTGTAATATTTTCTAATGGTCCAGAGAATATTTTATCATCTGATTTATAGTTTTTTATTTCAACACCATTAATTAATATTCCTGTGGATCCTGGTGTTGTTTTTACAGATGTTGAATTGGTTAAATTGGGATTTAATGGAAATTTCTTAAATAATTTTTGTGCTGCTATTTCTTGATCGAGTATTCCAACTAAAGAAAAAGTATGTGTTCCAGACCCTGCTTGTAATGCTTCAAATTCTACAAAATCAGCTATAGGAATAAATGACCTAGAACGATACAACCTTATTTGATTTCCATTTGACAGAACTTCTACAAAATATGATCCTTGTGGTAAATTTGGTAAAACTGTTCCCTGTGCAGTATAGAAAATTTCATCCCCAGTTATAAATGGCACTGGATTTGGGAAAGAAATTATACTGTATTTTAGAGTGTTTGGATTATAACCAGAATTTGGTAATTGAATTCCTGCAACAGCTTCTGGTATGATTGATTTAGGTAATTCTGTGGTTATTTGATAAGATGGTAATGAATTAGATGCGACATAAAAATTCTCATCCATATCATTGTAAACATTAGTTATGTCTGATGTTAAAATATTCTGACCAAAATCAACATCAGTTTTTGTACTCGAAACACGATTAATAACTCTTCTTAAGTCATATTCACGATTTGGAGCTGGTAATACTGTAATATTTGATAGTAAAGTTAAATTATTTAATGAAATGGTTGATGTATCTTTATTAATATTACCAACTGTACCAGTAGCAACTACTTCTTCCTCATTTCTAAACAATACCTCAATATTATCACCTATTTTTAAACTCGATTTATCAATATCCCTTGTAAATAAAACAATATTGGCACCAAATATATTTTTAACTATAAATCTTGAAGAAGTATTATAAATCCAAGAGTTTGCAAATATTTCTTTTTTTGTTTTATTTTCTGATGGATTTAATATTTTTTCTCCAACATTTCTAACCGTTATATTTTCACCCTGTGTAAGTAGTCTAATATCTGAGGTTGGAACAAATTTAGATAAAACACCAGTTAGTCTTAACTTGACTTCTTTCGTTAAATCACCATTTTCGTAACCATAATAATATTCAGATGATCTAATATCATCAGTCGTTGTTATTATACCTACAATATTCTCACATCCTAAAAATTGATTGACTGATTTATCACTATAATAGATATTTGTGCTTACTCCACAAACTAGTGTACCTGTTGCACCAAATCCAACAGTAGAATCAACGGTAATTACTGATGAACCAGCTGAAACATTACCAATTACCTTACTTTTAGGAGTTACATTAAATGTACCTTCAATTAAATCAACATCATTAAAACCAACAAATAAACCAATCTTATAATATACCTTTCCTTTTCTTGTTAATGGTTCTACTTCTGATATAGATGCTCTTGTTGCAGTATCTGTTGATTTTATAATTGTTTGACCTACCAAATGAATAGGATTTCCAGAAAGAACTTCTGCAAGAACTGTTTCTCTTCTTATATACTCAGCTGTTGATGGTTTAATTAAATATTGTTCTAAATCTAAAATTTTAGGAGTTTCATTATATAAAACATTAAATAATATTCTAAATGACTCCTCTGTTCCTTTTGATTGATATAATGATTTTGAATTTTTAATAAAATTACTTACATCTAAGTTATTAACAAATTTTACGTTTTCTAAACCAGGTGTGAGTAGTTTTTTTGTTTTTTTATAAAATTCCTTTAAAAATAAAGCACTTAAATTAACTACAGTTGAATCATTTTCATGATTTATCGCCGATGTATCCGAAAATACTAGTTCTGATGGATTATTTTCTGCATGATAAGTTGTTATACCACTAAAACCACGAATACAACCAGTAAAACTATTTGTAGTAATACCAGTATATGTTATAACTTCATCTTCAATCTTAAAAAGACCAAATTCTTTTGGAAAACCTTTTGTAGTGCTAACTTCTACAGTTGTAGCAGTGGTTGTAATACCACTTGTTAATTTAGTTTCTCCAACAACTACTTCAGGTGTTAAATTATCTAATTTGATATATTGATCCAAATTATCAGTAAGGTCAATCGGACCTCCCTGATATTCTTGAGAGATATAGTATTGTTTTAAAAAATCTACTGCCTTTGGACTTTCAGATATTAAAAACTCAGGTATTTGATTTTCAATTATCTGTTGGACTTTGACTCTTTTATCAATTCCAGTGGTTATCATATTATCCTCTTACCAGTGCTCCATTTGCATAACTTGATGTAACCTTGTATCCGACACCAGATATCTGTTGACCAGATGTAATTGTGTCCTTAACCATATTTATGGCACTATCTCCAACAGCAAAACTGAGATACAAGTCTTTTAAACCAATGACATCATTTGACTCAGGAAATGCTTGAATTTCAATAATATTGTTTGGTTTTTGTGTTGAAGTTATATTAACAGTGGATATAATCACTTCACCTTTGGCATAATCAACCACACCAGCAGAAGCAACAACCAACTGACCTTGTGATAATTCATTATCACCTTTTACAATAGCTAATATACCCTTTTCACTTCCATCTAATGACCCATCACTATTCTTATTTGGTATATCAGTAAAGTATAAAGTATCAGTTTGACCTTGAATAGTAAAACCAGTACTCTTTATGTTTTTACCCTCTGCGTTGATGTGAAATTTGTTACCATAACATAGTTCATACTGAGCAAATTGATTTACTAGGGTTTTAAGATTTCTTCTAATTCTTACTCTGGTTATATTTGATGTAATTGCATCGTCTATATTGTCAATTACATTTAACATTTTACTATATTTGAATCTACCACCAAATTTATTAATATCAGTGGATGAACCATAGGTTAAAAGACCATTTGTAATGTTTGTCTTTAATTCAGATACAGAAGTCACTTTAGACTCATCGTAATATACAAATGAATCTAATTCAACATATAGTAATTTAAGGTCAAGTATTTTTTGGTTAATTCCAGCAAGAGTATATCCCTTTAGATTTGATAATATTGATTGTTTGTCAAAGTCGGATACAAACTCACCATTTTTTGGTTTAATTGTTATAAAAACAGTTCCGAACTCTGGTGGATCTAGATCCTCACCACCAACTACAGAAACTGATTCAGTATTTGAATATATTTGTTGTATTACAGACTCATAATCTCTTGCTGTAACTGCTCTATACTGTGATGAATAGAGTCTAGGTGCAAAATACTTAATGGAGTCAATTGACTCAATATTACCCCCATTAGCTGCCGCTGAGACAGTTGTGATAGTTGGTGTTACTGACGTTAAAGCAATTTGATTTGATGAAGTTAATGTACTACCTGCATATGAAAAAACAGCAGGACCATTGCCTTCAGTTCCATCTGTTACAATATAAGAAACAGTGATAATAGCATCATTTTCTAATTTTTTACCAAAAACACCATCACCAAATAACAATTCATATCTTTCATCAGTTATTTCTTGAATCAAATATGTTTCTGATATGTCAGTTATGTTTAATATATTGTCTACTTTGCGATATTCTTTTCCTAACCCAGTATCAGCAGCACCTTTTACATATACTTTAATGGTTGAGGTGTCAATAAATGAATTTTCTAATATAAATCTCTGATCAAGTGATCCATCTACTGTAAAACTTTTAGATAGGTACGTTCCCTGATATACAACTATCTCATTGTATGATGCAGTGCTACTTATTATATTACCGTTTGCATCAAAAGTTTGATTTGTTGTAGTTGTAATGCTTTCTGGTATTGAAAATACATATGAACTATCCTTTGATGTCCCTACACAGACTAAACCTGCCTGTAATGTAAGAGTTGGAGTATTTCCAGATGTTGTAATATCAAAAGATACTGTTGCTTGTGCTGCAGTCCTTGATCTTGGCACATATCCAACATTTCTTGCAAGGGAAACTACATTTTCACGCAACGTAGCAGAGTCTAAGAAAGACTCATTTACAATCATATTGGAATTAAATGCTGTAATATACGTATTATATGCTAAAGTGTCAATTAAAACCGAAAAATTAGACCCTTCAAAGTCAAAATCAGTAAAATCTGAGTTTGCACGGAGATAATCCTTGATAGAGGTCTTAATTTGGTCGAAATCGAGGTTTGTAAACTTAGTAAAAGGCATTTATCTTGTTGCTTCGAGCATGAATGTGAATTCTTGTAAAGGAGTATCCTGTCCAACAATAACAAAAAATACAAAAACCTCAAATTCGTTGGTATCTGGTCTTGGTATCACTTCAACAGATACATTATCTATTCTAGGTTCAAAATTTTCAAGAGTAATTTGAATTTGGTTCTGAATTGCCGACGCAGTACCAAAATCTACAAAGTCAAATAGGCTGTCACGAACCTCAGACCCTAATGCAGAGTTAAAAAACCTTTCAGTAGGGATAGTTTGTATTAAATTTCTTACAGACTTCTTAATTGCATTCTCATTTTTGAGAATTGTGAGGTCTTTTGTAACTGGATGAGGGGTAAAAGACAAACTTATGTCCTTAAATCCTCTTGAAATTCGCCTTATTGCCATATAAACAAGAGTTTTCCTGTTTTATTTATGACACTTTTTTGTAAATGCTTTTATTTATCCCAATTCTGGTTCAATATTGATTTCAACGTTGCCTGTTTTGGGTTCAAACGGTTTTCTTTCTTCTATTTTCTCTTCTTTATTACGTTCTTTTGCTGTTTTCCAGAAATAATTCTCTTCTGAACCCAATCCATCACGGTCATGACCGTTTTCTACTTGATAATATACGGTTGAAACCTTAAAATCGGGCACTTTTGGTGTTTCTGGTGTAATACTGTTGTCATATATACGCATTCTATTGTTTGGATAGAGACAAAACTGCCCGTTATCCAATTCTAAGAGGTTATGTGACTTATGTTCGGCAGGTTGTTCGCTTGTTGAGTAGTCAATTGCATCAACACTTTCGTGATAATTGTCTAAAGTACATATATAAGTGCCTGTTTGGTTGCCAAAGTCTCTTGTCATCACTTCAAAATGCATTGAACCGATAAATTGCTTCTGAACTGCAACAACTCCATAGTCCATACAGTTCCAAAACTGCAAATTATGCAGTGTCATGTCAGGTGTAGGAGTCTCTGGGTCGGTTGTAAACGCAGAAATCGGCAATTTATCAAACATTGCAGCATATTCTGGTAAATAAGTTTCAAAATAAAAGGCACGACCAGGTATACTCTTTGCAGATACCCAGACTCCTTTTACAAATTCACCATGTCCGCTCTTATGATCGGTCAAATACTCTTTTCTTACCCATACTTCATAGGAGGGTAGATTCGCAATCAATGTAGACATCTATTTTCCTTGCCCTCTAGGTCTTTTACGAGCCGAGTTACGGGGTGTAGCCGAGTATTTTGTATGTTTTCCTTGTCCTTGCCGAGTTTTTTTCGGATGAGATTCGATTGAATTGCCTGTGTTAAACGTTTTCGCCATTTTCTGTTTCTGTGTAAGAAGTGTCAAGTTCGAGCGGATGCGGTGTACCATTTGCAAAGAACTCATCCGCTAAGTCCTGCATCTTTTCAAAGTACTCCTCTTCTGTAAGACCTTCAAATAAGGTCTCACCTTTATAAGAGATACTATATAACTCTGGTTTTTTCATGTCCTACTCTAATACGTGGGTCGCACATAATACGGAATCCTGCCTGTTTTGCATCAAGGCAAAATGAGACATCTTCTCCGCACATGTCTTGAACTGCTCCAGATTCAAATACTTGCATCTTCGGAGCAAACCAAGGATACTTGATTCCTTCATCCTCAAATACACCATGTTTGATAAGTAACCATCCGAAACCTGCATAGTCCACTGTGAATGGTTTCTTTCTCTTTGCGATGGAATCAAGTGTTTCATGATTCATGACTCCACCATTACCCTTGAAGTCATCTTCATCTAACCAATGAGCGACTGATGTAGTCTTACCATCTTCAGTACAATACCAACCTGATGCAATCTTTTCGTCCATTAATACAAGTTGATAGAACTTCTCAACATTAAAAACAATATCAGAGTCTATCCATAACTGGTAATCATACTTTAACTTACCATCCCAAGGTAATTGATCGGGACCACGAAGAACATTTGCACCAAGACACTTACATCTGGCAAAATTTACCATTGATGAATAATCTTGTGATATTTGTATACTTGCTTTTGCTTGAACTAAGTCAAAGCATAGAGTCACAAAGTTCTTTAGAAATGTATATGATACTCCTCGACCTGGTAGACAGAACACAACTGTCTTACCTGCTATCATTCTTTTTGCTTTATCGTAATCCCACTCTGGTGTGTCTGCCTGTTTTTTTGCTTTCGCAGCTGCTGATTTAACAGTAAATCCTTTTGCCATACTAAAGTTCAATTATAATTATATAATACACTATTATCTATACGTTGTCAATCAAAGGGAGTTTTATTTTCTTGTTCGGTTTGCTTCAATAATACTTTCAATAGTTTATTATCTAATTCAATTCCTTTATGCTTTAATACAATTGCCTTTGCCATTGTCATCTCTGAGCTATAAAAGACAATAGTTTCATTTAATCCTGAGTCGCCACTCATAAATCCTCCTGTATAGTACTTTTATATTAACTTCTCTCTTTCAGTTTATCATGTAACCTAATTATTTACAAGTTTAATAATTGCTTAATCTTCTTTCTCTGTTATAATAACTTCTTCTGTATCAATATTCCAATTGAGTTTTGTTTCTTCATACCAGTTCATATCATT